TTCTTATCCTGTATCTGATGATTCACAAAGTCCACTTAGCTTTGCAACAGGTAGAGGATTAGAAGAACTCGGTGCATCTATGTCATTAATGATTAGAGAATATCATACAGTAATGGCAGATGCTGCAGAAATGATTGACTACAAAAGATTAGAGTGGGATCAAAAAATGTATGGTGGTTCAACAAAATCATTCTCTGGATATTACAACAATACTTTCTTTTCAGAAACATACGATCCAGAAAAAGATATTGCTGGTGCATTTAAAACAAGGCGTGTTTATGGTGCTATGGCAGGATATGATGAACCACAAAAAATTGTTACAGGTTTACAGTTGTTACAAGCAGGTATTATTGATACACAGACATTACAAGAAAACCTTGATGGCTTAGATAATATTGTCAGAGTAAACGAAAGAATTACAAAAGAAAAAGCAGAGAAAGTTTTATTTGATTCTTTACTGGCACAAGCACAACAAGGTGATCCAAAAGCAACTATGGCTGTAATACAGATCAGGAAAAATCCTGATGATATGAGTACAATACTTGACAAGTTTTACACAGCAGAAGATCCAGAAATACCAGAACAAGAACAAGAATTGCTTGGAGGAGCTTCCCTACCACCACAGGGTGCTCCACCAGGCATAGCACAATTACTACAAGGTATGGGAGGATAATGTCAATTAATAAAAAATTTGCAGATATAGTATTTAATTTACTAGATGATGTTGATGAGATTGGTGATAACATAATATTAGAATCAGAAATGTACGAACCAAGACTTAGATTTTCTCCATTCTCTCCTATAGATTTACCACAAGGTTATATGATTATTAGTCAAACGTTTATATACGAAGAACAGGATGAAGAAGATGGCGAGAAGTCCGAGTAACAAAGGCATTACAAATAGAAACTCTGCTGTACCTCCAGCAGGTAGAAACTATCAAGATACAACACAAGCAGTAAGAAGAATACCTGGTGTTGCTTATGGAGAACAACAAGACTTAGTAGAACAACAACAAGCTGCACCTTTGCCAAAAGATATAGTTCCTAGAGAACAAGCTCAACCACAACCAGCACAAAGACAAATGCCTAACATAGATGTTTTTGCACCAACAGACAGACCTAATGAACCTGTTACATCAGGATTACCTTTTGGTCCTGGTCTAAATACAAGACCAGAAGAACAAATATATCAGGCTGAAAACATAAAACAATTTGTATATCAGTCTTGGCTAGAAACAGGTGATGATAGTTTACTAGAGTATTTGTAATGGCAACATCATACTCTGATAATGTAAACGTAGATTACTTACTAGAAAAAAGAGATACACAACCTCCCTTACAAGTAACTAGAGATCAGGCAGTTAAACTAAGTCAAATAAATCAACAAGCAGTAAATGTACCACCAAGCGTTATGGTACAAGCTACAAAACAAAATGCTGATAATAATTTTATAGAAGGGCTTACAGAGTTTTTTTCTAAAGCTAAAGCATCTACATATGGAAAATTAAAAACAGCAGTATTTAATCAGTTTGGTGTAAACGAAGAAACAGGTGGTTTATTTGAGTTAGGTATTAAAGGAGCATTTTTAGGTGTAAGAGCATTATACGAAGATGTTATAGGACAACCATTAAGATCACTAGAACTTGAATCACAAGGAGTTGATGGAAAAGAAGCTTGGAAGAAAGCTGCTATTGATCCTTTTGCATATTGGAAAGAAGCAAGAGCAAGAGGAGAAAAAATAGATTTAGGAAACGCTTTGTTTCAATCTACTGATCCTGAAAAAACTCTTACATATCAAAATCTTATTGACAAAGGTGCTGATCCAATAAAAGCTAGAGAGATAGCTATATCAAGACTTGGTGCAAATATCTTTGATGATATTTTTGAAGCAGAAAAAAAAGTAGTCTTTGATGGTGATAGAGCAGCAGCTCTTATTGCTAGAGGTAAAAGTCCACACGTTACACCTGGTCGTGTCTTGTTTAAACCTTTTGAGTTTTTAATAAGTCCAGAAGATAGAGCATATGATTTTGCTACAGGTATTTTTGATTTAGGTTTACAACTTGCTGATCCTACATTTGTTGTAGGAAAAGCTGTAAAAGGTATAAGAGCATCATCTAAAATGTTAGCGTTGTCAGATGAAGCAGCAGCAGGACTAGGATTCTTAAATGGTTTTGTTAGAAAAAACTTTAGTAAAACTACTGCTAGAGAAGCTATAGATGGAAAACTTGGAGATAACTTAGCAGACTTTTTATACGCCAATAAAGATAAACCTGCAAATATATTAGAACAATCTAATTTTAATTTAGTAAACAAATATGTTATAGAAGATAAACAATTTAGTAAAGACTTTAGTAATTTTACAAAACAACTTTTTTCTTTAGAAGATGGTTTATCACCTGAAGCTGCAAGAAAAGCAGTAAAAGATATTTTGTCTGAAAAAATACTTGCTGTTGCTACAGAAGGTGCTGTGCCACAAGTGCAAAAAAGAAGTGCATTAAGAGTTGCTTTACAAGAACAGTTTGGACCTTTGTATAAAACAAGATTAAATGCAGGTAACCCAGATAACTTAATCGTTGAATACACAAGATTTCTTAAACTACTTGATCCTAAAGATCAGGTTGTAGATGTAAATAAAAGAGTTAAAAATATGATAGAAGGACTTGACAAACTATCTTCTTCTACACCAAATCAAAGAGGTACATTTTTGACTAATCAAGTTAAAGATGATTTTTCACAACTTAGACAAATTTATAAAGAAGAACTTACAAAAACAGGAAAACTTGTAGAAGGAAATGCAACAGATAAATTAGTAGATAGAGTATTTTTATCTCTTAAATCTGCCATTGATGAAAAAAATGAAATATCAGAAGATATAACAAAATATAGCAATATTGATGTTTTGCCTTTAGGTATGAAAAAGGCTTGGGAAAAATTATTTAAAAAAGGTGATGAGTTTGTTGCAGGTACAAACAAAGATACGCTTGATGATATAGCAACAACATTATTTCAGCGACCTATTCTAGAAACTATGCTTTCGCAAGATTTAATTCTTACAAATCCATCACAAGTTATAAAACTTTCAAACAAACTTGTTGGTGGTTTTAAAGATAAGTATGATGATGCAACTCGTATTGTAGGTAGAGAAGGTATGACAAGATTTTTTGATGGTTATGTAAGTGGTATATTTAAACCCTTAGTCTTGTTAAGACCTGCTTGGACCGTAAGAGTTATAGCTGAAGAACAATTAAGAGCTATAGCAGAGGGTGCTTTAGGAGTGTTAGATCATCCCATAGGACTTTTAGCTAGATTATTTGATGACAACATAAAAGTAAGAGCTAGTTATGCAAAAGATGGATGGATGGACACACCTACTTTTAGACAAGGTATATCAGAATCTTCTGTTGGTGATACAAGAACATTTAAACAATTAAGAAAACAATCTGTTGGTAGTGATATAAAGTATCAAAGAATAGAAAGAAAAATTAATAAAGTTAAATGGGATGAAGGACAGTATAGAGTAATACAAAATTATTCTAATTCTTTACTTGCAAAAGAAATAGCAAGTATAGAACTTGCTACTAATAAAAAAGAAGCAGTACAAAAATTAATAAAAAAACTAAAAGAAGAAGGTGCTACTAGAGATGCTATGCTTTCTTTAACAGCAGGTAAAAACAATCCTTATAGAATATTAGAAGGTGCTAGTGGATTATCACCAAAAGATTACAACAAAGTATTAAATGATTTTGTTGAGCTGTTAAGAAAAGATATGAAAATATCTTTTGGTGGTAAAAATGTACCTAAAGATTTATATGAATTAGTAAAGACAGGCAAATTCAAATTAGGTGATGAAACATTTGATATGAATGTTGGTGCAAAAGCAGGAATAAAACAAAAAGAATATAGAGGTTTGATGGATGGTTCTATAACTGGTAATGAAGCTACTAAATTACAAAAAAAAGTTGATATAGCAAATAAAGAAGTTATAAAAGGATATATTAAAAAGTTTGAAGATGTGTTACCTGAATCAGTAGATTACAAAGTACCACCTTTTTCTGTTGATAGAAAATTTTTAGATAGAACAGTTGAAAATTTATTTAAATGGTTTGGAACACAACCTACTAATGTAGCATCACGAATACCTGTATTTAAATCAAGTTATTGGAGTAAATCAAGAGAGCTTATATCTATATCAGATGAAAGTGTAAAAAAGAAAATATTAGAAGGTGCAAAAAAAGCTGGTCTTAATAAAAGAGAGATAGCAAAAATAGAAAGAACAAAATCTGCTGGAGAAGCAGGTATATCAGATGCAAAC